GGCTAATATAGATGACTTTAAAGCAAGTTTAATCGGTGGTGGTGCAAGAGCTAATCAGTTTCGTGTCACCATCACTCCACCATCAGGTATCGCAATCGGTCTTGATACTCGTAGGACTTCTTTTCTAGTAAAAGCTGCAGCATTACCATCCCGTGCTATCACTGAAATTCCTTTGAAATTCCGTGGTCGTACAATCTACATGGCGGGTGATCAGGCTGAACCAGAAACTTGGGAAGTTACGTTTCTTAATGACACTGACTTTGGAATTAAGAACGCAATTGAACTTTGGTCAAATGGTATCAATGATTTCGCATTGAATACTGGTGTTATATCCCCCTCTGACTATCAGACAGACTTAACTGTTGAACAGTTGGATCGTGACGAAACAGTTCTGAAGACATATATTCTTCGTAACTGTTGGCCAACGACAAGTGGTTCTGCAATTGAACTGAGTATGGATACTGAAAGTGCAGTTGAAGAATTTACATGTTCTTGGAGATATCAACACTTTGAAGCTTCTGGCGTAAACTTCTAATTTAAACCTCCTAAATAGAATGTAGGAGATAGAAACATTATGGCAGAATTATTTGGCTTTACGATACAAAAAGCACAAAAGGAATTGGGGCCCCGTGAAAAAACCTTCACGGACCCCACTCCTGATGACGGCGCAATTGAGATTGCTGGTGGCGGATTCTTTTCATCTGTACTTGATACAGATGGTCGGGAACGCAATGACCTCGATCTCATTCGTCGTTATAGAGATATATCTATGCAATCGGAGTGTGATGCTGCGATTGAAGATATTGTAAATGAAGGTATCATTTCAAATCTTAACGATATTCCGGTTAACATAGACTTAACCAATTTACCTTACGGCGATAAAATTAAGCGGCGTATTAGAGCAGAATTTAGTGAAGTTCTTCGTCTTCTCAATTTTAATGAGAAGGGTCATGATATTTTTCGTCGGTGGTATATTGATGGAAGAATGTTCTATCACAAAGTTATTGATAACAAAGACCCACAGAAGGGTTTACAATCTTTAAGATTTATTGACCCAACTAAAATTCGCAAGGTTCGGGAAACAAAAAAAGACCCTGATCCAAGTGTCAATGGCATTGAGATGATTACTAAAGTAGAAGAGTATTTTATCTACAATGATAAATCATTTTCAGCAGCTGGTTCGCAGGGTAATGATCAAGGAATTAAGATTGCTGCTGATTCGATAGTGTATGTTCCATCAGGACTACTTGACAGTAACTCAGGTCGAGTTATCTCATATCTACACAAAGCAATCAAACCAGTTAACCAGTTGCGTATGATTGAAGATGCGATTGTTATCTATCGTATCTCTCGCGCACCTGAGCGTAGAATTTTCTACATTGATGTCGGTAATCTACCGAAGGTCAAAGCAGAACAATATCTAAAAGATGTGATGAACCGTTATCGTAACAAGTTAGTTTACGATGCAACCACGGGAGAGATTCGGGACGACAGAAATCATATGTCGATGCTTGAAGATTTCTGGTTGCCACGCCGTGAGGGTGGTAGAGGTACAGAGATTACGACACTTCCCGGTGGTTCTAACCTTGGGGAAATAGATGATATCGTATACTTCCAACGAAAACTATACCGTTCACTTAACGTGCCGATTTCAAGACTTGAAGCCGAAAACGGATTCAGTATGGGACGAGCATCAGAAATTACCAGAGATGAACTCAAGTTCACTAAGTTCGTACAACGTATTCGTAAGAAATTCACCCCCCTATTCACTGACCTGCTTAAGACTAACCTACTCCTTAAAGGTGTAATTGCACCGGAAGACTGGCCTCGTATGCAAGAGCATATTCAGTACGACTTCATGGAAGATGGTCACTTTGCAGAGTTGAAGGATGCAGAACTTCTCAATGATCGTATTCAGACACTTGATGGTATTCAGTCTTACATTGGGACATTCTTCAGTAAAGAATTTGTATTGAAGAAGGTACTAAATATGACTGATGCTGAAGTTACTGAAATGCGTGATCAAATGAAGAAAGAACTTGAGACTGATCCATTGGATGGTGGTATTGATATGCCAGATGGTGGTGATGGTATCACAAGGTATCCACAGGATGCTGGTGGTGGTATTGTAACACCAGAACAGATGCCAGATTATGAAGAAGAAGGAGATGATAATGAGTAAAGAATTTATAGACGCTCTTGTAGATGGTAACAATCTCGAAGCAGAGAAAGCATTTAGTATCACAATGGCCACTAGGGTCGGTGATGCTTTGGAAGTTAAACGGCGTGAATTGGCCAATACATTTGTCAAATATCAGGACAAGGAATTGGACGTTAATGAAACGGATTGAGGAAATCTATGAATCTACAGTTGTAGAACGGGATGAGCACAAGAAATCGCAGCAATATAAGCGTCTTTCACCTAAAATGAAGGATGCAGTGGACGATTTGTTTAAAAAAATGGATGCGAAACCTTCAGATTTCCTAAATAGTTTCGAAAGAACTATAACCGACATATCTAAGAAATATAAAGTTCCTGAGAGGGAACTTCTTGGGTACTTTGAAAAAGAAATGTTAGCGATCTAGGGGATAAGAATGGCAATTGTTGCAAGAGTACTCAGAGATACCGTTGTTAATGCGCCGGGCGCTGGCGGTACAGTTACGCTTAAGGTTGATATTGAAGATGATGCTGCGGCCAATGGCGCTATTTTAGATGGAAGCACATTAGATGGACATGCGAACGGTGCAAAACTACACATCGCCAGAATTTGGTGGGCATTGACTCAAGGTAGTGCTGATGATGATACTGGTCATGTTGAAATTCAAGAAGTAGCTTCTGGAACAGATATTGTTCAGATTAGACTTGCCGGAACTGGACACTATGATGGTTCTGCTGGCGTTATCCCCGGCACTGCTGCAAACACAACCGCAACTTCTAGTGACCATGAAATAACTACTTTTGGTACATCTGGATTTATTATTATCGAATTTAAAAAAGACGAAAACTATACAGCGTAAGGATAGAACAATGAAACTATTTTCAGAGGCAGTCGAAGACGTAGAGTATATCTGCGAAGCAAAGGAAGACGGTAGTAAGAACTACAAGATTCGTGGTATCTTTATGCAGGCTGACATCAAGAACCGTAATGGTCGGGTGTATCCTATGGAAATACTCAATAATGAAGTTACAAAATACAACAAGAATTTTATCAAAGAGAATCGTGCATTTGGTGAACTTGGACATCCAGACGGGCCAACCGTCAATCTGGAACGAGTATCGCATATGATTACGTCTTTGACAGCAGACAAAAAGAATTTTATTGGAGAGGCGAAGATTATGTCTACGCCTATGGGTGAGATTGTGAAGAGTCTTATGGATGAAGGTGCAAAACTGGGCGTTTCCTCACGGGGAATGGGCAGTCTAGATCAAAAAGGTGGTGCAAACTATGTGCGGGATGACTTCTATCTCGCAACAGCAGCAGACATTGTTGCTGACCCCTCTGCGCCAAATGCTTTCGTAGAAGGTATTATGGAAGGTAAAGAGTGGGTTTGGAACAACGGTGCGTTGTTGGAATCGGAAATGATGGAGATGAAGAGAGAGTTTGATGTTAAGAAACGTCAGAGGAACGCAACTAAAGAAGCATTGGCATTTGCTAAGTTTCTTAAAAGACTTTAATTTATAAATAATCAACAGAACTAGGTAAGGAGACACCCTATGTCAGAACTAGAACAAACAATTGAAGAGTTAGAGCAAGAAGTGCTTGCGGAACTCGAAGAAGCAAGTGATGCCCAGACAAAGGGTGCTGCTCCTGCTGAAGGTAAAAAGAAGGTTGATGCAGTAACACCCGGCGGTGAAGTTACCGATGTTGGTGGTGCTGATCCAGAAGCCAAAGTCGAGAAAGGTGCTGATGAAGATCGTGCCGAGAAAGCAATTGGTAAGAAAGCCGCAGCTGCTGCAAAGTCAGTTTCCGGTGATGCACAACAGAAGGGTGCTGATAAAGCA